AAAATGATCATTGGTGAAGCACGTGAAAAGTTTGGCACCATTGCTGGACCTCAAGGTGGTGGCACCCTAAATGGATCAGCAATGAAGAGCGAAGCACAAACTCAGATGGATAGATGCATAGAAGATCTAAAACTCTATGTAGATGGATCACAGCCGCTGACATTGGTCATTGGTTAATAGATATCAATTTGAAAATATAACAGTTGACAGGTACAAGTGTATCTGTTACACTTGTTGGAATTGCCCGTAGACAACTAAAAATGAATTTTACAAGCCTTAATAATATAAACAACGAAACCAAAGATATGGTTGCTATTTCTATTCCCTGGACGGAAACTAATTTTGCATTAATGGCCCCAGCCTCATTAAAACCAGTAATAGAAAAAGCCGGACTATCATGTCTAGCAGTGGACTTAAATGGAGACATAGTTAAACTTGTTAACGAACACCCAAACAAAAATGAAATCATATCTTTTTTCTTTAATGGGCATGTGGACAAAGAGGTTAAAGATTGGTTATCGGACTTGTTTATCAGCATTGCAGAACAGATAGTGTCATATAATCCAAAGTATGTGGGCATTAGCGTTTTTAGTTATTTGTGTCAGAATAGTCTTAGATGGATTGTGTATTTTATAAAAAAAATCAATCCTAACATCAAGATCATTGTGGGCGGTCCAGGATGTTCTGAACACGGTTTTATGGGCCCACTTCCATTGGCTGAAGAGTTGGTTAATATTGGATTGGTTGATTACATTATTCGTGGCGACGGCGAGCACTCTTTGTATGAACTTCTTACAGGAAATAATGAATATCCAGGTATCAATACTTCTGACTGGAAAGAGTTAAACAGAGAAGAATTGTCTCTGTTGCCCACGCCTGATTATTCTGACTACAATTTTTCTGTTTACGGGAAAAAGATTCTTGGCATAATGGGTAGTAGAGGATGTGTTAGGAAATGTAAGTTTTGTGATTACATTGAAAATTGGAAAAACTTCACCTGGAGAACAGCAGACAACATTTTCAACGAGATGATAGAGCAAAATAAAAAATATAATATTCGTACTTTTAAATTTCAAGATGCGTTAACCAACGGAAATCTTAAAGAATTTAATCGTTTTATTACGCTACTCAGCGAGTACAATCGTAACAACCCAGATAATTCTTTTAGCTGGTCGGGTTATTATATTTTTAGAGAGAAAACAGCCAGCTCAGAAACTGACTGGGAACTGGTAGCCAGTAGCGGCGCTGAAATTTTAATTGTTGGTCTTGAGAATTTAAATGAACATATTAGATATCATATTGGTAAAAAATTCTCAAATAGTTCAATTGAATTCCATCTAGAGCAAGCACAAAAATACGGAATTAAGATTAACCTTTTAGCACTGGTTGGTTGGATCACAGAAGTAAGAAAAGACATTGATTATGCAAAACAATGGTTGATTGATAATACTAGATTCAAGGATGTGATTTCAGTTAACTGGGGTGGTAGCCTTGCTGTTTTTACTAACACATACCTAGATCGGCATAAAGATGAGTTGGGTATAAAGATGATTGGCCCAAGTCCTCAATCTTGGGTCAACGAAGAAATTAATAGTACTCCTGCCTTAAGAGCCGAATGGGTAAATGAGCTAGCCGAATTTAGTAAATCACTAGGATACACCGTGCACCAGAGTATGGATAACCATTTTGTCCTTGAAACGTTGATGAATGAAAAAACTTAACCATTGCTATATTGAAATTGAGTTTGAATTTGGTTGTGTCAATGATAAACTCATGACTGTTGTATTGTCTTCGGGTGATAACGTAACCCAGGTCCAGCCAGAATTAGTTGACGGGCAGTATCTGTCTAAACCAAAAATTTATTTAGATCTACCAGCAGTGGTAAAGTTACGTTTCAGTGGCAAAGACCACAATACTGATGTGATTTTTGATCAGGATGGAAAAATTACACAAGATTTATATGTTAAAATACTCGGAGTTAATCTTGATGGGTTTAATCTAAATGAAAAATTTATCCATCAAGGATTAACTATCAATACAACAGATGGACAAACATGGACCACAAGCTACATTGGTTTTAATGGTGAAATATTGTTAGATCTGTCAGAGCCAAACGTTTTCCTTCAATACTATTCAATTCTAAATAGGTAAACATGAAATTTTTAATCGGGGGCGACAGCTGGAGCCAAGGTGAATGGGATCCATACCCTATACATTCTGGCGTCCAGCAATACCTTGAAGAATTAAATCATGTGGTGATAAACGTGGGACTAGGTGGAGCCAGTAACCAAACGGCTATAACCAGAATTCAACATTTTATAAAGTCAGCTACAGATAGTTACGATTTTTTAGTATTCTTTTTCACCGACCCCTTAAGAGATGCAACCAAACAAGAATTGAATAGCAAAATGCCGTTTGATTTAATAGAGAAATTAAGTAATGAATCTCTTGCACAATTATTTGAAATACAACAATCATTTCGACTTAAAGTGATTCTAATTGGGGGGTATTCGTCACTTGAAGAGTGCAATACATCAAATCTTAATTATGTTATTCCTAGCTTTTCTAAGTTGTTAGTTCCAGAATTTAAGGAGAGTAAGCATTCAGTCAGTCCGGGATGGAAACAGTTGATTAGCTTGCCGGTGATTGGTAATGTTAAACAAAAAGAACAGTACTTACAAATTCTTCTTAATGGAGAAACTAAATTTAAAGAATACAAAAATTACCCTGAATACTTTTATCCAGACGGGGCACATCCTAACAGGCACAGCCACAGATTATTAACGGATAAAATTTTACAAATGATAACTTAATTAAATAGGTGATTAAATGGATCTCATGATTGATATTGAGACTGTGGGCACAGGCCCAGAAGCTTGCATTCTAACCATTGCCGCCCAGGCGTTTGATCCGTTTACTCGCGGATATTACAATCAGCAGTACTATGCCAGAATTGATATTGAAAGCCAGGAAGGTCGCAATATTGAACAAGGTACTATAGATTGGTGGGCAACTCAACCAACTGCGGCCAGAGAAGAAGCATTTGCCGAAGACGGGCGAATACCACTAAAACAATCACTGGAAGAACTAGGCAAGCTTGTTTGGCACAGTAAGCGATTATGGGCCAACGGCCCTACATTTGACATGAATATCCTAGAGCATGCCTACAAAAGTTATAACATTCCATTGCCCTGGAAATTTTATGTTGTTCGAGATGCTAGAACAGTCTATGGGTTATGCCCTGGACTCAATAAATATCCAGCCAGTCATCATGCCCTTGAAGATTGTCGTCGACAGATTGACTTGTTACACGACAGTTTGGAAACCCTTAACATTAAGGAACTGGCCTGATGCCCAGCATATTACAACAATAACTATTAGTATGAAAAAAGTTTTAGTATCGGGCTGTAGTTACACAGTCAGGCAATCCTGGCCAGAACATCTATTTCAAGGATGCTCAGTCACAAATAAAGCACGTGGTGCCGCGGGCAACGACTTTATAAGTTTTAGTATATTTGATGAGATTCGATTAAATGGCAAGCCAGATTTTGTTTTTATTTTATGGACAGGAGTTCGTCGAAGAGAAGCATACTTTCCGAAGGAAACTAAAGATCTGGTATTTAAAGAAGATTTACACGGTCCAACTAACGATGGGATTGCAGTCTTTTCCGGCGGGAATTTTTTTAAGTATAAAGGTAAAATTACCCCGTCTTATCATCCAGACGTCGAAAAGTTTTTTAAATTACAATATTCAAGTAACAATGAAAAGTTTCTAGTAGAACAATCAACACAAAAAATTGTAGCTTGCCACTCATTTTTAGAATCACAGGGCATTGACTATAGGTTTAGTTTTGTATACAATATCTTTAGCAACGATTTTGATTGGGCACCAGCATTGGGATCCGCTATACCTAAATCTGGTGGATATCTGGATTTCTTAAATTGGGACAAATACATTGATATTACTCCTTTTGAATATGGAATTAAAAACAATCTGATTGCCGCCGATAACATGCATTTGACACATGACGGAATGAACTCCTGGGCAGATGAGATTTCTATCCAATTACCTAAATTTTAACAAGGATTTTTTAATGATTATTGGCATTTGTGGGTTTATTGGCAGTGGCAAAGACACCATTGCAGATTACCTTGTTAATATACATGAATTCAGACGAGAAAGCTTTGCAAATTCTCTTAAAGATGCTGTGGCACATGTGTTTGGGTGGGATCGAACCATGCTGGAAGGTCGAACTCGAGAAGCACGAGAATGGCGTGAACAAGTTGATCCATGGTGGGCCTCCCGCCTAAACATGCCTGAACTAACTCCGCGTTTGATGCTACAACTGTGGGGTACTGAAGTATGCCGCAAAGGATTTCATGACGATATCTGGATTGCCAGTCTAGAAGCACGTTTACGCAACAGCAAAGACAGTATTGTTATAAGTGATTGTCGTTTTGCAAATGAAATTAAAGCTATCAAAGAAGTCAACGGCAAAGTAATCTGGGTACAACGAGGTGAGTTACCCAGCTGGCATATCATGGCCGGAAAAGCAAACAATGGTGACGCATTTGCCAAAGAGAAGCTCAAGCACCTAGGTGTACATGCTAGTGAAACAGCCTGGGTTGGTACAGACTTTGATGCTGTGGTTGATAATAATGGAACTATGGACCATTTGTATAAGCAGATCAATGATCTGGTGGCAGGTCTCCTGGTTTCCACGGAAGATCGAGCCGGTTAATTTCGGCAATGCAATTAAGACAAATAGTTTTTAAATTTCTTAGCTCGGTGCTGTTTAAATTACCATCAACGTGATACACTAGCAACTGACTTGGATGTCTAGCTTTAAAGCCGCAACGATCACATGCGGCTTTTTTCTTGTAACCATTTAACTGCCATCTTGGGGTCTGCGATTTAAGTTTTTTCTTTTTGCGTATACAAGCATTACATCGTTTACGATAATAAATCTTGTTATTGTGGTAACCGTTCACAGCAGAAAAGTTCTTTTTACATACTTCACATAATGGTCTCATACAGGTATTTATATGGCGAACCTTAATTAAGGCACCGGTTACCGGCTGAGTTTTGCCACAATTGCTAAATATTGATAACCATTTTAAAAGGATGAAATTATGGCACTAGTATCCCCAGGCGTACAAGTCACAGTTATTGACGAGTCTAATTATATACCTTCCGCGACAAATTCGGTACCGTATATCCTTCTTGCCACTGCGCAGAATAAAGTTTCCGGAACAGGAACTGGTGTTGCCGCTGGAACATTAAAAGTTAACGCAGGCAAAGTGTATTTAATCACCAGCCAGCGAGATCTTGCCGCAACGTTTGGCAATCCGTTCTTCTACAAAACCACAGCCGGCACACCGATCAACGGCTACGAGCTCAACGAGTATGGCTTACTTGCCGCGCACTCGGTGTTGGGTATCAGTAATCGTGCTTATGTTCAACGTGCTGACGTTGACTTGTCTGAATTAACTGCCAGCTTGGTTCGCCCAACTGGTGCGCCAGCCAATGGCACATACTGGTTGGATACAACTTCAAGCATTTGGGGTATCCTACAATGGAATGCAACCACTGGTGCGTTTAGTTCACAAACTCCAATGGTAATCACAGACACAGCAGACTTAACTTCAGGTGTGCCTAAAGCAAGTATTGGATCAATTGGTGACTACGCCGTAGTTGCAACAAACAACAAAAACCCAGTTTACTATAAGTCAACTGACAATGCATGGTACCTGGTTGGTAGTATGGATTGGCAACAGCAGTGGCCAACAATACAGGGCACTAACTCTGTTACATTCCAAATGACTGCAACGCAGACAATTATTATTAACGGAGTTGCAGTTTCAACAAGATCGTCACCAAATGCCACACTGGCAAACTTGGTAACTGACATTAACGCTGCCGCAATTCCTGGTGTTGTTGCATCTGCCAACAGCAGTAGTCGACTTATTTTAGCCGCCAATTCGGATGCAGAAAGCGATGGCTCTTCAGCAGACGGCGGCATTATCAACATTGACCCTGACAGCTCAGACGTTATGCTGTCTGAGTTGGGCATACAAGATGGCATTTATTACGCCCCAGTATTACAACAAAGTCCTAACTACACAGTTCCTCGCTGGAGAAGTACAGATACTCAACCACGTCCAACTGGATCAGTTTGGAATATGGTAACTGCTGTAAATGCAGGTGCAAGTATTATTGTTAAAGAGTACAGTACTGTATTGGCTAGCTTTGTTACAAAAACTGCTCCAATCTACCAAGATGATGCAGCCGCTAACAAAGGACTTGACCCATCGGGCGGCGGCAAAAATATCACTGCCGGCTCACTTTATGTGCAATATAACGTAGCACCTGAGCTACCAAACAACAACAATACATTTACTCTGGAAATTTTTGAGAGAATGTCCACAGGTGCTACAACCATCACCGGCGATACAACTACTCCAACATTTACTACTAGTAGTCAATTTACTATTTCTGCCAGTGCACCAAATAGTAGCACAATGAGTACTCCGGTTGAAGTAACTATTAGTGGAACTACATCGGCAGCATTTGTTGCCGCAGTTTCAAGTGCAAATGTTCCGTATGTTTCTGCAAATATAAACTCCGACGGATCAATTTCTATGGTTCATAGTCGTGGCGGCGTAATTGAATTACTCAGCACAACTAACGATCCAGTGGGAGATGCTGGCATTAATACAACCGTAACTGGCGTTCGTTACTCAAACGCAGATGACATTACCAGTGCATTAGTTCTTTCAAGCTGGGTGGCATTAGATTATACTGCCAGTGCAAATGCTCCAAGCCAAGATCCTGCAAACGGTCGCAACTGGTATTACTCATCGGCTACACAAGTTGACATTATGATTCAAGACGGAAACGGCTGGGCTGGTTATAGAACAGTTGACAATGATGTCCGCGGCTATGACCTAACAGTAACTGATCCAAATGGACCTATTATCAGCGCATCACAGCCAACTACACAAACAGACGGTACTTCTCTTGTGTATGGAGATTTGTGGATTGACACAGCTGACTTAGAAAATTACCCATTGATTTATCGCTATGAAGAAATTGACGGCGCTGATACCTGGGTTGCTATCAACAACACAGACCAAACTAGCCAAAACGGTGTATTGTTTGCTGATGCACGTTGGGCACCAAATGGCACAACTGATCCAGTGTCTGATGCATATCCAACAATTATAAGTTTGCTAACCAGCAACTATCTAGACTTAGATGCGCCCGAAGCTGACTTATATCCAGCAGGTATGTTGTTATTTAATACTCGTCGTAGTGGATATAACGTTAAACAGTTCAGCGTTGATTATTTCAATGCACAAGACTTCAGCGTTGATCCATACTCGTCTCAGACTGCCTACCTAGTAGGAAATAAAACTCTGTACAACGGTGTAATTTATGTATGCGTTGCCAACAGCACAGGTAACGTGCCTACTGACAGCGATTATTGGGCATTGCTTGAAACTAATGCCTGGGTAACTGTTAGTGGTAACAAGAGTGACGGCAGTCCATACATGGGACGTAAAGCACAGCGTGAAATCATTGTTGCCGCATTGAAATCAGCAATTGATACACAGGATACGCTACGTGAAGAGCAACAACAATTTAACCTGATTGCTTGCCCACAGTATCCAGAGTTAATGATCAACATGGTGGCTCTAAACAATGAGCGCAATAATACTGCGTTTGTCATTGGTGACACACCATTACGCCTTGGCCCTAGCGGCAATAGCTTGGTTGACTGGGCCACAAACCAAGGCGGTTTGGGCATTGGTGGCGAAGATGGTATTACTACCAGCGATCCATACCTTGGTGTGTTCTACCCACAATGTCAAACCACTGACTTGAGCGGTGGACAGGTTGTTCAACCATCGAGTCACATGATGTTACGTACAATTGTTCGCAGTGACGAAGTGGCATTTCCCTGGTTAGCACCAGCTGGTGTACGTCGTGGTATTGTTGACAATGCTGAACGTATTGGTTACATCAACAGTTTAACTGGTGAATTTGTAACTATTGCAACAGGTCAAAGTGTAAGAGATATCTTGTATGAACACAAGATCAACCCAATTACATTCATTCCAGGTGTGGGCATCACAAACTATGGTAACAAGACCGAGAGTGCAATGACTAGTGCTATGGATCGTATTAACGTGGCTCGTTTAGTTGCATTCATCCGTGGACGTTTAATGGAGATTGGTAAGCAGTTTGTGTTCGAACCAAACGATCAGATCACTCGTAATGAGATCAGCAATGCCATTGACGGGTTAATGATTGACCTTGTGGCAAAACGAGGCATCTACGATTACTTGGTTGTGTGTGACGAAAGTAACAACACACCAGCTCGTATTGATCGTAATGAATTGTATGTTGATATTGCAATTGAGCCTGTCAAGGCAGTTGAATTTATCTACATTCCGGTTCGTATTCAGAACACTGGCACTATTTCTGGTGGTGGCGCAGCCGCTGCCTAATAGGCTGGTTATATGGCATTACAATGCAGAAAAATGGGGCTTATGCCCCATTTTTTTAGTCATCACTTGCCATAAATAATTACATATAGGAGATTTTAATATGGCCGTAGCATCTATTAGCAGAATGACAGTTCCTTTGGCAAGTGATCAAAGTAATCCCAACCAAGGTTTGTTAATGCCAAAACTTAAATATCGCTTTCGTGCGATATTCGAAAACTTCGGTATCATGACACCGCGTACTGAATTGACCAAGCAAGTGATTGACTTTACTCGCCCGTCGGTAACATTTGAAGAAATTCCAATTGACATCTATAACAGCAAGTTATATGTTGCTGGTAAACACAGTTGGGAGCAGGTCACTGTTAACCTACGTGATGACGCCAGCGGTCAAGTTGCTCGTTTAGTTGGTGAACAACTACAAAAGCAATTGGACTTCTATGAGCAGGCCAGTGCCGCTTCAGGTATTGACTACAAGTTCACTACCAAGTGTGAAATTCTAGACGGCGGTAATGGCGCATATACTCCAGTGGTTCTTGAAACTTGGGAATTGTATGGTTGCTACTTGTCCAACGTTAACTACAATGACTTGAACTATTCATCAAGTGAAGCTGTAACTATTACAATGCAGATTCGTTTCGACAACGCTCTCCAGACTCCACTTGGTTCTGGTGTTGGTGCCACTGTTGCACGTACTGTAAACAACGTAGTCAGCGGTTAATTAGCACATGGCATTTGGGCAGGACTTTCTTAAAACATTCTTTGGGAACGATTATCTCAAAGATTATACACATGCGAGTAAAACATTTCGTACCAATGGTTACGAAAACCTGCCCAGATTCAAGTTTCTTTTCCACGTTTATTTTAACATAAACACCACTGAAATACCTGCTCTGAGACAGGTCTTTCAAGCAGGGTCGCAATCAACAGTTGGACTGTTAGTAAAAAATATTCAACTACCGCAGTTTAATATCGAAGTAGAAACTTTAAATCAGTACAACAGAAAACGGTTGGTTCAGAAAAAAATTAACTATCAACCTTGTCAGGTTGATTTTCATGATGATGGCGGTGATTTAATTCGTACAATGTGGTATAACTATTACAGCTATTACTACAAAGATCCTAGTCAACCTTACCGAGGACAAACATCCACAAACGGCTCTATGGGCGCAAATGCAAACAGAACAGCCGGCTTTGGGTATAACACCAGAGACATCTATGCCAATGATAGATTTATCAACGACTGGGGTTATATTGGAGAGGCCTATGCTGATGGTACCAATGCCGCAGGCGGAAAGCCAGCGTTCTTTAGAGACATTTCAATTTACGGATTCAATCAACACAAGTTTGTTGAGTATGTGTTGATCAACCCAATGATCTCAGATTGGTCTCATGATACATATGATTACAGTCAAGGGGATGGTGTTATGCAAAACTCAATGACTATCAATTATGAAACCGTGAAATACTATAGTGGCGCAATTGGTGCAGTTAGACCTGACACAAATGTTCAAGGATTCGCTGATCCAAATTACTATGATCAGGAACCAAGCCCACTAAGCCGCCCTGGCGGCACTTCCAGCATTATTGGACAAGGCGGATTATTGGATGCCGGTATTGGTATCTATGAAGACCTACAAAGTGGATCTGTTGCAGGTATTATCGGTGCAGTACAAAAAGCAGGCACAGCTTATGGTACGTTTAAAGGAAAGAATCTTCAGAGTATTATCAAAGAAGAAGCCAATGCTGGACTCAAAGATGTACTACGTACAACTATTCCTGCCGCCGTAAGAGCACAGCCTGGCGGCCAGACCAGCATCCAGCAACGTTTACAAGCACCACTATTTCCAACCCCACCTAGGAACTAAAAATGGCACGTTCTATCAATGAAATCAATCCCAAGATTGATCTAACTGTACGGATTTTTGACACTTTTTACAACTACTCTGAAGAAGTAGATACCAACGAATACGATAGTGTTTATAGTTTTTTCTTTCAGGCAATGAAAGACAAAGTAGCAGCTCAAAACTTTACAACTACGTTGTTTAGAATTGCTAGCAAAACACAAACATCAGTAATGACAATCTTGGCTGCAATCAGTGACCAAGATCAACTACAACTGAACAGCACACTGGCCTACTACCTAAATGGCATGCGTAGTCCAGCAACGCTACTGGGAATTAACTCATCGGTTGTTCCTAATTACTATGCCGCCCGTAATGTATTGATATGAGCAAGTTTGCACAAGGTGTTTATAAAGTAGAAAACACACAAAAGTATGTAGGCAATAGTAGCCCTCGTTATCGCAGTGGCTGGGAATTAGCATTTATGCGATTTTGCGACAGCAACGACAATATACTTCAATGGGCCAGCGAGTCTATTGTTATTCCTTATCGTCATCCACTAACCGGTAAAATTTCTAATTACATCCCAGACTTTTTAGTCACATACAGAACAAAAAATAACAAAACCTTTGCTGAAGTAATTGAAATCAAACCCAAAAAGCAAAGTGTAATAGAAGGCAAAATGAGTGAACGTGATCGTGCTGTGGTTGCTGTAAATTATGCCAAATGGGATAGTGCTCAAAAATGGTGTCAGCGCCAGGGCCTGGTTTTTAGAGTAATTACCGAAGACGACATATTCCAGAACGGCAACAAATAATGCGGTAAATACCGCATGACTCGTAAACTTGAATCTTTATTTGATCTTCCATCTTCAGACTCTGAAGATACTGTTGTGACACCTGAGTCACAGCCCACTTTCCCAGTACTACCAGAAACCCTAGATGCCTTAGATAAGATTGAGGCAGCATTACCTGCGGTTCGAGGGCTAGAAGCCAGTGATCAGGAAATGGACGAACTGGCTGCCAAGGCCACTAAAGAATTTGACAATCTTATGGACCTGGGCATGCAAGTAGACAGCCGTTTTGCTAGCGAAATTTTCAGTGTTGCCAGCCAGATGCTAGGCCATGCTATCACAGCAAAAACTGCCAAGATGAATAAAAAGCTAAAGATGATTGATCTACAGTTAAAGAAAGCAAAACTAGATAAAGATGATGTTAACAATAACAACATGCCAACTGGTCAAGGTGCTGTTATTGACCGTAATGAATTACTCAGTAGACTAGTTGATCGAACCAACACAAAGACGTCTGATCGATAAATATAATATAGGATCCTAAATATGAAAACATTTGCACAATACTTGATTGAAAGTGCTCAAACCTTTGATTACCGTATTAAAATCATTGGTGATTTGCCAGGTGGTTTTATGAAAGCTTTTAACGAAAAGTTAAAAAAATTCGACCCAATCAAAATCTCTGAGCCAAAGAAAACCCCAATTTTATCTAAACCAGTTGGGTTCCCAGACCATGCTAATCAGTCTGTAAACATCATTGATGTTAGTTTTAAATATCCGGCTACACCACCACAGGTGGTTCAGATTGCTGAACTGCTGGGTCTTGATGCAAACAGCATTGTGATGGATCAACGTGACTGGGCCGAAGGCATGGACAAAGAGTTATTGGGCATTGAAAATCAAAAGGATCTGCTAACCACAGATTTGCCACCCACAGATGCTGAACAAAAGAAATTAAAAGCTGACTATGCCGCTGAACCCAGTGAGCACGAAGTTGTTAAAAATTCTGCCGCTGATGCTAAATGGACTGTGGCTGGTGGCAAAACTGCACCTGCACAGACAACAAATCAACTGCCAATGGGAGTCAAAAGCCCATTGACAACAATTAAAAGACCACCCAAGCCTGCAACCGGCTTTATGAAATAAGGAAAACAACATGACATTTTTTTACGACTTAAACAAAAAGCTGAGTGACCTGGCTGATAAACAAACACTAAAAGAAGGCAAAGGCGACGGCAACTTGGCCAACAATGCCAAGCCCTATGACAAGGTCACACGTGGCGATGTCATTGCTGGACGACTGGGCAAAGATGCCAAAGGCGGTAAAGCTAAAGAAGTTGATGAAGGCATAATTGGAACTGGTATCGGTGCTGGACTAGGTGCACTGGCTCTGGGACCACTCGGAGCAGTAGGTGGCGCAATTGCCGGAGATAAAGTAGGCGATGCATTTGATGAAGACATGGGCGATGTAGTTAAAAAAATTGGCAGTGGTGTTAAGAAAGTTGGTCAGAAGGCCCTCGACACATTGGGCCATGGCAGCGACGAAGACATGATTCGTGACCTACAACGCAAAGCAGGCTTGCCACAGACAGGCAAAAAGCCCGTTGGTGAAGCTGTAGGCGCAGTTAACTTTGACAAAGTACTAGATTCAATTGCCGCATTGTATGGCGACGATATATGGGACAACGATGCAATGCAGGACCTGGCTCACGATCTAGAACAAGCAGGCCCAACAGACCAGGAATTAGATTTTATCATTGCTAAAGGTCGATTACCAAAGCGTTTGGCCAACACACAATTCTCAGCAGGGGACAATGTGCAATTTGGTGAAGGTAGTTCTCCAATGACTGCCAAGCAAAAATCATTTGCCGCACTAGCCGAACCCAAAGACAAAATTACTTTTGCTGACAAAATTGCTGGCGCAAAACAAGAAGTTGATGAAATGTTGGGCGATGTTGCTGCTGAAGCAATGAAAAGTGCCATTGGTAAAATGGGTGCAAAAAGTCACCAGGCCAAAACAACAATGAAGCATGTTAATGCCAGCAATGCCTCGCCAAAGGTAAAAGCCGCAATTGGAAAAGCATCCAAAGACATCAAGCCCGGAACTAAAGGCTACCCAGACAGAGCAGCCGCACTCAAAGCCGCTGGTATCAAAGGTGCACCAGGAGAAGTTGACGAAGATGACAACAATCCATTTACATCATGGAAGAAGCCACGTCCAGAGAAACCCAAAGTTGGTTCTATCGAGCGTGGTGCATTGCATGATATTGAACACACAGCAACTGGTCGAAAAGTAACACGCCGTGTTGATCCCAATACTGGCCACAGCGTGGGCACAGATGATACACCAGCCGCAGGAGACAAGCGCGGCAAAGGTCGTCCAAAAGGCACAGGCAAGAGTATTGGTGCCAAAGGACCAAGCGGTACTTCAAAGTTAATGACCAAAGAAGGCTCTGACTCAGGACAGGCTCAAGAAATTTATAATGAACTTGCTGAACTACGTGCAATTGCCAAAAAAGCTCAGGGCGGAGGACAAATGCCACCAGGCTTTGCTAGTCGTCTTGAAAGCTCACTATGGGCCGCAATGACCATGATTAAAAACAATCAGCCAGGTAATGCGCAGGTCAATGAAAAAGAACTTGACGAAAAAGCAACAAGCAAGAAGCAACAAAAGTTCATGGGCATGGTTCATGCCGCACAAAAAGGCGGGAAGCCAGCCAGCAAAGAAGTTGGCAAAGTGGCCAAAACTATGAAAAAGAAAGATGCTGAAGACTTTGCTGCCACCAAGCACAAAGGCTTGCCTGAAAAGAAAGCCAAGAAAAAAGAAGTTGAAGAAACGTCTGACAGCACTCCAAGCAAAAGCGGAATGCAGTACGGTAAAGGTGTATACGAAGCAAAACTAGCTGAAAGTTTCAACGCTAGAATGACTGAAGTGTTAAACGAAAGCATGAATATCAATGCCACTGTTGATTCAGAAGGACATAATAGTCTTAACGTGTCTGCCACAGATGAAGATGCAGGAAAACTAGCACAGATTCTAAAGTTGGCCGGTATGGGCGGTAGCAGTGAAGGTTACTCGGAAGTTTGCCCATCCTGCGGTTCTAGAGAATGTGGTTGCGAACAAGTGGACGAAGAGTTGGCTAACAGCGCAGACAACACAGAGTATGCTGGCATTGACACAATGACTAAAACACTCAGCGGTGGTTTAAACGGACCAAAGACAACAGGACAAACCACTACTCCGGTTCTTAATCGTGATCCAGCTCGTGGATCAGTTGGACCAATGGCTGAAAGCCAGGAAGCCCGGCTGTGGGAATTATATCAACGTTATTCTAGAAAATGAAAACATTAAAAGATTATCTAACTGAAGCCGAAGAGTGGTCCGCCACTCCTGCTGTTGGCGATACATTTGCCTTTGACTACGGAGAACAATGCCTGGTAGAAACACACATTGTTGACGTGGTTGGAAACGATATTATCCTTCATGCCGATGCTCGTGCAATTGAACTATTAGAATCTCACGGATTTACTTCTGAAGAAATTCGTCGTTATGGTGCAGTAGGAAACAGTTCTGGCATGGGATACAGCATTGGCGAAGATCAATCAGCTGGTGTGTTAACGGCAAAAGAATTGGAAACAGATGTTACTAACCCAATGCCAGGTGTACACGAAAGTTTAGACGATGAACCAGCCCCAGCCGAACGTGCAATCCTACATCGTATTTTAATGCAACACCCAGGATTACTGAGCCGTCATGGTCCGCAGGCAGTAATGGATGCGGTAAAAGATGTTGCCGAGTGGGTAGGGGATGTAGAAGAAATTGGATCCAGCGATGTTAGTGGTTGGGTACGAGATGTTATTCGTACACTAGACAATTCTTCAGATCAAGTAAAAGAATCTAACATTGATGTTGTAGACAGCGGAGAATATGACCAAGAAGGTGACATGGCCAAGGATGATCTTGAAACTATTGTTCGTGCCGCCCGACGTTTAACAGGCATGCTGGACGACAACGAAAACATGCCAGAGTGGGTGCAATCAAAAATTACCAAAGCCGCTGACTATGTTGACACAGCCGCTGACTATATTGAAAGTAATCAAGACGAGTCTGATGAAGTTGAAATGTCCGAAGCTGAGTATCACGGACGTAATGTGCCGCTGAGCAAACCCATGCGTGGTGATGTCAAAAAGTTTAAAGTCTATGTTAAAGATCCCAGCACTGGCAACATTAAAAAAGTAAACTTTGGACATGGCGGAACAAGTGCAAAACGTGCTGGCCAAAAGACAATGAAGATCAAGAAATCAAATCCTGCACGTCGTAAGAGTTTTAGAGCAAGACATCATTGCGAGAACCCTGGTCCAAAGACATCGGCTCGCTATTGGTCTTGCCGAGCATGGTAAAAAGGAAAATAAGAACATGAGTCAAGCCAACGTTTATACATCTGCTAGTAGCCAGACATGGTACACAGATAAAGCCAGAATATCCACAGGTACAAATACTGTTACCTACAATGTAAATTTAGTATACGGTCCGTCTACTGGTAATTTATATTCAAATCCTGTTGTGATTCCCGCAAACAATCGTGTGACTGTTTGGGTAGGAGTTGGCAATCAACTCACAATCACTGGATCTAACGCTACTATACAAGAAGTTGGTACTGCAAGCTCAGGGCAAGTTGGCGTTTGGCAACCATAATGAGAGCACACGAATTTATTGTTGAATCTAAAAAAGGCAAGATGCATAAAGATCATGCCTCTGTTTCTCGCGGCGCATATAAATTCAAGGATGATGGTACAGATAGAATATATCACTTGAATCAGGTAATGAAGGCAACTGCTATGGCCGATGGTAAAAGTACTAAAGCATTGGACATGGAAGATGAAAGTTTTGCTGGAAAGAATAATATGGCATATCCGTATACCGAAACAGAACATAATATGATGAGACAGGCATTTAACACAGTTTCAGGAACCGATGCACATGAGTTAATTCGTGATCATTCTAGTAAAGAACCCAACGACACACACAAAGTCAGTCCTGTTACTGGATTCAAAGGCTACCCAAGATGAGAGCCCGCGAGTTTATCACTGAACAATCCGCCCAGTTGCCGGCTGAGCAAGCTGACCCTATGCGCTACACCTATGTGATTCCCGGCCTCAGTGCCGCAGACCCGTATAAAAATTATAGATTTGGTGTAGCAATTGCTCGTGCAAGAAGTGACGCTGTTAAGGATGAGGTTAATCCTAACATGCCCGAGTGGCATGATGAAACAACATTTGGTGAGCACGGCATTGTAGTCGGAATGAACAATAGCGTTGCGCAGATAATTGACTCTGCTCTTAAAATGACCAACACTCCTGGCGGCAAAAAGATGGTGTCAACTGGTCCTAGCAAAGAACCTCCATTTATTGATAACAAAAGTCCAATTAACGCATTCAAAGGTTACCCACGCTAAATCTGGGTAACTAAATACCAGATGAAAAAACTGTTATTTGCCGTATTGCTAGCGGCATCAAGTCTAGCTCAAGCATGGGAACAACGTGCTCCATTACCCCCACAAGCATGTCAAATACACAGCCCATACGGCTTTGCAAAAACAAAGCGACCAGCACAACCTATATGTCGCGAAGCGTACTTCGTTGCGTATGATGCACCAGTCAAGATTCCTGTTTATGTTGCCTATACCCTAACACCACCTAATGCATTAGGATGCTGGCCAAGAACAAATGCATTTGTTGCTGATCGTTCAGTACCAAATGGTGCCAAGCCAGATGACTATGCTGGCACAGGCTACGACAAAGGCCATGCCGCGCCCGACGGTGATTTATCCTGGAGCGAGCAAGTTGAGTACGAATCATTCCTAATGACCAACATGTATCCACAACACGGGTCACTTAATCGTGGAATTTGGAAACTGTTAGAAACATCAGTACGTGGATGGGTAGTACAACGCAATCAAGCATACACAATCTATGTGGGTGCGTTATATGGCGCCGGCGATGAAACAATTGGTAACGGTGTTATTGTGCCACATGCTTACTATAAAATTGTAATCAACAATGTCACTCATGAAATAGCTGGCTGGGCATTCCCACATACAAAACCTTATGTTAACCTGGGTAACGATCTAACTCAATTCCGTGCAATGATTTCTACTATTCAAAGTCAAGCAGGTGTACAGTTTAAATTTCCTGCTAATGCAAAAGAAATTACACCTGACACCGAATGGGCTGTAGATTTTGGCACATTGACCAACGCTAAACGTGCCAAGTGTGGCAAAGCTGATTAATTAAAACTCTGGCTTAACTGCCGTTTTACCATATATATTGATATGAGTAAGTCTTTAGAAGGCGTTTTAATTAAGCCACCCCATTTACGTATTAACTATACCGAGCAACAGCTTGATGAGTTTATTGCCTGTGCCGATCCTGCTAGTGGTCCACTTTATTTTATGGACCATTTTTTCTATATACAGCACCCAACTCGTGGTCGAATGTTGTATCATCCGTTTGAATATCAACGTAGACTAATTCATACCTACCATAATTATAGATATTCAATTTCAATGATGCCTCGACAAACAGGTAAGTCAACATCAGCTGCCGGATATCTACTTTGGTATGCTATGTTTATTCCTGACAGTACTATACTAGTTGCCGCACACAAATACACAGGAGCACAAGAGATCATGCAACGGGTACGATACGCCTATGAATCGGTACCTGATCATATTCGTGCTGGCGTCACAAGTTACAACAAAGGTAGTTTAGAATTTGACAACGGCTCGCGTATTGTGTCAGCAACAACCACAGAAAACACCGGTCGTGGTATGAGTATATCATTACTGTACGCAGACGAGTTTGCATTTGTCCGACCTACAATTGCCACAGAATTTTGGACTTCTATCAGTCCCACACTAGCCACTGGTGGTAAAGCAATTATTACATCAACTCCCAACAGTGACGAAGACCAGTTTGCTCTGTTATGGAAAGGCGCCAATCGTTGTGAAGATGAATTTGGTAATCCTACTGAAATTGGTGTCAATGGCTTCAAAGCCTATCGTAGCTTTTGGAATGAGCATCCGGACCGTGATGAATCTTGGGCAACACAACAACGTGCGGCCCTGGGCACTGATCGTTTCCGACGTGAAATGGATTGCGAATTCATCATCAATGATGAAACGCTGATTGCTCCAACAACATTGATTGATCTAGAAGGTGTAGACCCAGCTTATAAAACTGGTGAAGTACGATGGTATTGTCGAATAGATCCTGAAAAAATTTATGTTGTTGCACTTGACCCTAGTCTGGGCACCGGCGGCGACCCGGCAGCAATTCAGATATTTGATGCAAACTCCACACTACAAGTTGGAGAATGGAGACATAATAAAACTGACATTCCTGGCCAAGTTAGAATACTAGCCGACATTATACGACACATCAATGAAACTGTGCGTGACCCAAAAAGTATCTATTTTTCAGTGGAAAATAACACCATTGGGGAAGCCGCACTAATTTCTATTGCTGAATACGGAGAAGAAAACATACAAGGCTATTTCCTCAGCGAACCCGGAGTTAGTGTTAGTCGTAGATTCCGTAAAGGATTTAACACAACCAACAAGTCAAAGCTATCTGCTTGCGCCAAGTTAAAACACCTGGTTGAGTCAAAGCGTATGAAAATCAACAGCAAAAGCCTGATCAGTGAACTTAAAAACTTTGTTGCGTCAGGCGCAAGCTATGCGGCAAAAATGGGAGAAACAGACGATCTGGTAATGTCAACTTTACTGGTAGTTAGAATGATGCAGTTATTGCAGAGTTATCACCAGAATCTTGACGAACAAATGCGCGATCACCAGGATGTGGTAATTGAACCACTGCCGTTTGTTATGACAATGATGTAATAAATATAAGATATGAATCAGAACACGCCAGCAACCGAACTCAACGACTTACTAGTCACACGCGACCTTGATCCTGAATTACTGGATAATTCAGGCAAGCCTGTTTCTGACCCTAATCAAACAGAGATCTTTAGCTTTGATTGGAAAACAGAAAATAAAAACTACGGAACTGTGGTTGTTTTGCTAGGCCCTAACAATACACTACAGGTGTTCTTTGGGGACAATGTTGGCCGTACCATGGAAGGTGATGATAAATCAGATTGGTACAAGTTCCTAGAACAGCTTAAAAATTTTGCAACTAGAAATTTATTAAGTTTTGAGTTGAACAATCTAAGTAGATTAAAGTACACCATGCAAGGTATGGCAGCCATCAAAGAAGGTTTGTTTGAAGGCTACTATGGTAAAAAGAACATAAGCTACAGTGACCAGCCCATGGAAGCACGATTAATGATCAAGCACAATCGTGACATTGCAGAAGGCGAAGCACGATTCCGGGCCATTGAAAGTTTGTTTGTGGAAACAGCAGACGGCAGTCGATATAAGTTACCACACAAAAATCTCATGTGTGGCAAGGTCATGGCTAGACATTGTTCCGAAGGCGGCCATCCTTACGATGCACTTGGACAGCACATCAACGAGATGGTAGTAGAACTAAACACTTTAGGTAGATTTATTCGTGCCGCACGACACAAAAACCTAAACAATGATGCCATTGGTATGGTCGAGTCGGCAGTAAGACATTATACTGAACTCAAGAACAAAGCCAAACACATGATCAGCCGTCGTGGATATTTGGAAACACGTGACACGTTTGACCCTGCTGAAATTAGCGAAAAAGATCATGCAGTAGAATCCATACGTGACCTGTTTGTTGAACAATCAATAGACCAGCGCATAGAAGAAGCGTTACCAATTCTGGCAAAATTAGCCAATAAGGAAGATAAAATGAAAGAAGTAGATCAATTTGAATCATGGGCCGACCATGTCATGGAGGGCACCTGGGCATTACCTGACACGCCTGAATCAGACGCAAAACTTAAAGAATTAATGAGTAAGCCATTGATTGTGGGTGCTGATGCAACCAATGCAACAGAACAATTGTATGACCTAGTGGGCGATGACATCTTGTTTGATCGGTTGAATGACCTAGCTGACCGCGATCCCAATGCTGACTGCTGGGAAGATCCTGAAGTTATCAATCGTCTAGGTGAGCTTGGTATCGATATTAATTCTACTGTAGGGCCTGACTCTGGTGAGCAAGGCATGACAGAAGGTGCCAGACAAGGTATCATGCTCAATGGTAAAGAAGTTGACATGCGTAGCTTAGAAATTGAAAACGTTGATTCTAGAGACTATCCAGACTTCAGTGATGCATATATTGGCCGTGCTTCATTTACTGACGGAACAGATCTAAGTGATCAAGAATTGGACCAACTAAACGACGAGCACGGCGACCTTGTACATGAGTTGGCCTACGACAGTTTGCATGAATCAGATCTTGGCGAGGACCTTGACACCGATGGCGTAATGATGACCAAGTCCAGCAACATGAGCAGTGAAAGCGTTGAACGTATGCGCCAGTTGTCAGGATTGAACGAAGGTTGGAAAGGCGAACTTGCTGGCGGAACAGCCGGTGGTGTTGGCGGAACAGTTGCTGGATCAGCATTGGGTGCATTAGCAGGTGGACCAGTTGGTGCCGCAATTGGCGGTGTGATTGGTGGGGCCGCTGGCGGAACTGCTGGACAAATGGCCGGTAGAGAACTAAGCAAAGAAAATAAACTATCCGAAGCACAGCTTAATGAGATTGCTCCTATTATTCCTGCATTGGCTGCTGGAGCAAGAATGTTATTGCCAATATTATCTCGTGTTGGACCTGCATTGGGACGCATGGCAACCAAAACAGGCAAAGCTGGCGCCGAAGTGGCCGGAAAGGCAGCCACAGGAATTGGTAAAGGTGCTGTAGAAGTTGGTAAATCAGCCGCACAATCAACAGCTCAAAATGCAGGCAAGGTTGGTCTTGGTGCTGGTGTATATTCCATAGCAGATGAAATTGCTAAGTCAATCCCACAAGGAATGAACAAAGTTTACACAGATGCAAAGGATGCCGCAGGAGCATTAACCAGTATTGTTGGCAACGCAATTGATAGTAAAACTATTGGTGAGCTGGCAATTGCCGCTGCCAAGTATGCAATACCATTGGGTTTGTTATTGGCTGTACTATACGGTGGCAAAAAACTTATTGATCAAGTAATGAGCGAAGGTGCCGATGACACCAATATGGGCGCTCTTGGTAAAATGGTTGGCGCCGGTACACCAAATCCAAGTGACTTTGTTCAAGGATTTAAGAAAACATTTGAAGAATCAACATCACTGCAAGGCCAATACGGACACTCTGGTAAACTACAAAAGTTTGATGATGTGGAACAAGATGTTCTAAGCCGATTGCGTCAGCTGTCTGGCATGATGAAATCATAAAATAGTTATTAGAGCAAATGCGTCATAAATATCATTGACGCTGACACTAAAAGCGTGTACACTACAACAGTGACACGCTTTTTTATTAGCATCACAGGCAACTTAGAAAACATTTTATAACACTTAGAAAGGCAACTTAAAATGGCATCATTATCAGAAATCCGCGCACGTCTCTCAGCCGCAGAGTCAAACAAAGGCGGTCAATCATCAGGCGGCGACAACGCAATCTACCCACACTGGAACATGGACGAAGGAGCAAATGCTACTATTCGATTCTTACCAGACGCAAACTCTAAAAACACATTCTTCTGGGCCGAACGAGCCATGATTCGACTGCCATTCAATGGCATCAAAGGAGAAATGGATTCTAAACAGGTTATGGTACAAGTACCCTGTGTTGAGATGTGGGGCGACGCTTGCCCAATCTTAGCAGAAGTACGCACATGGTTCAAGGACAAGAGTCTTGAAGACATGGGTCGTAAGTACTGGAAAAAACGCAGTTACATTTTCCAAGGCTTTGTTCGTGAGAACCCAATTGGTGACGACAAGACACCAGAAAATCCTATCCGTAGATTTATCATTGGTCCTCAAATCTTTAATATTATTAAAGGTGCATTGATGGATCCAGAACTGGAAGAAATCCCAACAGATTTAATGCGTGGACTGGACTTCCGTATTAGTAAAACCAGCAAAGGCGGTTACGCTGACTACAGTACGTCTAAGTGGGCACGTAAAGAATCTGCACTTACAGAAGCAGAACAAACTTCTCTCGAAACACACGGATTGTTTGATCTTGCCAGCTTCTTACCCAAGAAGCCCGGTGAAGTTGAACTCAAAGTAATGAAGGAAATGTTTGAAGCATCAGTAGATGGCAAGCCATACGACCTTGAACGTTGGGGTCAATACTTCCGTCCAGCAGGCGTACAAGCACCTGCAGGTAGTTCTACAGAAGTTGATGAGGATACACCTGCTCCAACCAACAAGCCTGTGTCTAAGCCAGTTGTAAGCAACAATAGTCCTTTCGAGTCTGACGACACACCAGCACCAACTGCTCCTGTGCAATCTGCCAAACCCAGCGGACAAAATGCACAAGACATTTTGGCAATGATTCGCTCACGTCAACAAAAGTAATAAATTCTTACCATGAGGGGCAATCTATCAATTGGTTGTACTGATACATCGTGTATCCCCTTAGTTAGTAAATTATTTGAGCTTGGGTATAGACCTGGAGAAATTCAGGTCTATCATCCTCCTAATCAGTTGCTGTTAACAAAATTTTGTGACCAATTGTTAATACAGCACACATCAATTTCCAATAACAACGACTTTAATAAGTATGTTACACAATCTGCAGAGTTGATGTTAAATATCAGTGGTATTCCTTTTTTAATATCTGAAGATAATATTAAAAAATTTCCAAACGGTATTATAAATTTACATACAGGGTTGCTTGAAGAATATCGAGGACGATGGATGTCAAGTTGGGCATTAATCAACAATGAAAAATTTACCGGCTATACCTGGCACTATGTTAACAGTCAATTTGATGCTGGCAATATTATACTTCAACAGAAGTTTTTAATTGACGAACAAGACACAGCATTTAGTTTAAATTTTAAAATACTAAACCATGCAATTGAATCAATCAAACATGTGTTAACAGGAGATTTGGGAACGCCTCCAAAAAAACTTGGACGTTATTTTAACAAAGAAAAACCATTCAACGGAATTATACAGGATGGCTGGTCTGACAATCAAATTAAACAATTTATCAAAGCAATGTACTATCCTCCATATAAATCGGCTATGTTGTTAAAAAATAATGTTGAACATTATGTAAGTACCTTTGATGAATACAAAAATATATGATATCATTGCCCCCTGTTGTTTATGATAAGATATTAGAAGACCCAAGTTGGGTACCTGATAAATTTCTATTCAACGACCACATAGGCGGATTTGATATTGATTTGCAAAATAAAATCCTAAAAAGATTAAATGATTTTGCTATTCAACGGAATAAGATTTTTGACATCACAGTTCATCAGATTTTCACCAACAACATAACAGCAAAATATCCAAATCTTAAAATTACATTTTTGATACAAGAGCAGGAAAGAATCAACACTGGTCATTTTTATAATTACAATATGCATCCAGAACTGGATTATAAAAATTTTGTTTGTAGTTTTAATGGATCGTTGCAAGTTGGTAGAACACTACTAGTTTCAATACTAGATAAGTTTAAATTTTTTGTTCCTGAATATTGCAGTAAGAATTTTCAATTTACATCTAATAATGTCGATGGACATCTATTAGATTATCTAACTCCTGGTCAAGCTCGTGTTAGTGGTAAATTTTTTGTAAACAGTAATAATTTTCAAGAAACTATACACAGCTTTGGACATGTTAGATTTGCACATGCAGACAACATATATAATCTTGAAAATAAGTTAACACAGAGTTTTTTACACATAGTAAGCGAAACGTTGGCCACAAGTTATTATCCATTTGTAACAGAAAAATTTTTATACAGCGTAGTAACCAGAGGATTGTTCCTAGCATATGCACAACCCGGTTGGCATGACTATGTGGAAAAATACTATGGATTCAAAAAATACACTAAATTGTTTGATTATCGATTCGACACAATTCAAAATCCAGTTATTAGATTACTAGAATTAGTATCAATGATATCAAAATTTAGTTTACTATCAACAGATGATTGGCAAGATTTATATCTATTAGAGCAAGATACCATTGAGTATAATTACAATCATTACTTTAGTAAAAATTATTTAAAAGTATCTCAATGACTGACTTTGAACCACATAATTTTGTAATTTTAAGATATCCTGCATTCACCGGCGGGAATTTTATTTGCAATTCTTTAACGCTGAGCCGACACACGCTGGTTAAGAATCCTAAATTTAATAAACATTTATTAAAATATCCCAATGACTACGAGTACAGATTAAATGCAGTACTCACAACATTGCCTCCAAACAAGAGTGAAATGACAAAGTGGGTGCCTAGCTATCCCCAGGATGGTTACGAATGGAAAAATAGTGATTTATTTTGTAGACAAGATATAGAAGATTGGATTATTAGAGGGCAACGGTCAATCACTGGTGATTTTATATGGGAACAATTGAACAGCGGACTTGATTTATTTTTGACATTCCATCCTTATCAGCTGAACCCTAGAACAAAAGTATTAACAGCCTGGCCAAATGCTAGAATTATCAATTTAGTAAATTTTGAAAAATTTTGGAGTATTGGATCAGCATTAAAACAAACCACCGGAGATCGTACGTTAGGGTATGGATACAATGAATCAAAAGAAAAATATTTGATTCTTGCCACTGAAAATTGGCCAAGTTGGAAAGATTTTGAATATTCAGGATTTGATATAAAAAAATTTTCAAATTTGCCCGATAACATTCGAGAAGAAATAACAGAATATTATCCACTGCATACAAATAAAATTTTATCATTTGACATTGATAATAATATTTTTGTCAAAGAAAACTATGTTAATGCAATGAAAGAATTGTATTTAAAAATGGGCTACGATGATTTTAACTCTGACATAGTTTCTGCGTTTTGGCAAAAATACATACAATTACACATTGACATTTGACTTAATTTTTAGTATAATTAACTTTACATTTTTAGGAAAACATTTATGGGAAAACCGTTTGACGTAAGCAAGTTCCGTAAGGAAATTACAAAAAGCATCGAAGGCCTAAGCATTGGCTTTAACGATCCCACAGATTGGATCAGCACAGGCAACTATGCACTGAACTATTTGATCAGCGGAGACTTTAACCGAGGTGTGCCATTGGGCAAGGTTACGGTGTTTGCCGGAGAGTCTGGCGCTGGCAAAAGCTACATCTGTTCCGGCAACATTATCAAGAACGCACAAGAACAAGGTATCTTTGTAGTGCTGATTGACTCTGAAAATGCACTAGATGAAAAATGGTTGCATGATCTTGGTGTTGACACTAGCGAAAGCAAACTACTCAAACTAGCAATGGCCATGATTGATGATGTGGCAAAAACTATTTCCACATTCATGAGTGATTACAAATCATTACCAGATGGCGAACGTCCCAAAGTGTTATTTGTCATTGATTCATTGGGCATGTTGCTTACACCAACTGATGTAAATCAGTTTGATGCTGGCGATATGAAAGGTGACATGGGACGTAAACCCAAAGCACTTACATCACTTGTTCGTAATTGTGTCAACATGTTTGGAAGTTACAATGTAGGCTTGGTATGTACCAATCACACATATGCCAGTCAAGACATGTTTGATCCAGATGACAAGATCAGCGGTGGACAAGGTTTTGTTTATGCAAGCTCAATTGTTGTTGCAATGAAGAAACTCAAACTTAAAGAAGATGAAGATGGCAACAAAATTACCGACGTCATGGGTATTCGTGCCGCATGCAAGGTAATGAAAACACGCTATGCTAAACCTTTCGAAGGTGTGCAGGTTAAAATTCCTTACGAATCTGGAATGAGTCCGTATTCGGGTCTCACTGATTTGATTGAGAAGAAAGGCCTACTCAAGAAAGAAGGCAACAGCCTAGTATTCACTACCAGTGCTGGAGAAATTATTAAAAAGTTCCGTAAGGGTTGGGAACGCAACGACGACGATTGCCTGGATATTGTGATGAAAGACTTTGTCAATCAAACAGAAACGGTAAGTACTGAAGAATCTGATCAGGGAGAATAATACAAATGCATTTAGATTTAGTAGCAGAAATTTGGAGCGAATTAAAACGTTATATTGGTACAATTGATCGCAGTGAAGCGGCGGATAGTTTTATCAGTATGCTAATCGATCACGATTATTCTCCAGAAGACATCCGGACAACATTTAAATCAGACAGCGATATTAAAAAAGCACTAGTCAACTATATTCAAGACGATTCTGAAGAACAGGATGAAGACGAAGAGTATGAAGAAGAAGAGGACTGGGACGGTGAAGATTATTAACTATGTACTATAGCAAGGTAGTAGCAAGCCTTTCGGCCATTCCGGATTTTATTGCACATTATGAACGAGAGCTAGGGTTAGCCAAGCGAGAATGTGCAATAGGCGGACTAGTTGAAAAAAATATCAAAGAATTGCCGGGTATTACTGAACATCGTTTTAATCAGCTTCAAGAAATAGAAGCAGTACTCAATCTTCTCAATATACAATTACGCAAAATCCGCCGCCGCCATTTCCAAAAATACCTAGAAGGATATGCCCGTGCATTAACATCACGAGATGCTGAAAAATACGTCGATGGCGAGGATGAGGTTATTGATTTTGAAACTATTATCAACGAAGTGGCTCTATTGCGTAATAAATGGCTGGGTATTATGAAAGGACTTGATACTAAACAATGGCAAATGGGTCATATTGTTAGATTACGAACGTCCGGCATGGAAGACATTCAAGTATGAACAAAACTTATTTTATTTCCCCTGAAGAGAGTCATCAACATAGTTTGCAAACATTAAATCAGTTTTATGCGTATGATGACTTTATGGAAAGTATTGCCACAGTAGTTGACATGGGTTGCGGACGTGGATTAGACATTGAATGGTGGGCTACCAGAACCACCAGAGATGAACGTGCCGACCCTTTAAATATTAAATGTTACGGAATTGATCAATTTGAACAGTTCCCAATGACTAAAAAATATCACAATACACAATATCAACGGCAAGACTTTGAAGATCCAATTGCAATACACAAAACATTGTTTGATGTAGTTTGGTCACATGACTCATTTCAGTATGTTATAAATCCGTTTCAAACACTGGCCAACTGGAAAAAGGCCATGCACCCAAATGCCACATTAGCCATAGTGTTACCACAGACTACCAATATGGAATTTAATGCACAGGCGTTTGATCAATTAGATTTCCAATACTATAATTGGACAATGGTCAGTTTAATACATACCCTGGCAGTTTCAGGATTTGATTGCAGAGATGGCTATTTTTTAAAACAGCCAGATAGTCCTTGGTTACATGCGGTTGTTTATAACAGCGATCAATCTCCAAAAAATCCAAAAACTACTACCTGGTATGAATTAGCCGAGGCAAAGTTATTGCCAGTGACTGCTGTTGATAGTATAAACAAATATGGACATGTAAAACAACGAGATCTAACACTACCTTGGATTGATAAATCGTTAACCTGGTTAGGTAAAGAATAAGAGGAAACAATGAAAAAAACTGCTTTTGTCACTGGAATGACTGGTCAAGATGGCCCGTACCTAGCAAAGTTATTGCTTGAAAAAGATTATCAAGTATACGGACTAGTTAAAAGATATAGCAATCCAAACCTTGACAATATCAAATGGCTTGGAATTGAAAATGATATTGAACTAGTAACAGGTGATATCACTGATGAAAATTCAATAAATCATCTACTTAGAAGTTTAAAACCAGTAGAGATATATAACCTTGCGGCTCAGAGCTTTGTTGGAATTAGCTGGGACTTGAATAAGTTAACTACAGAAGTCAACTCATTGGGTCCACTTAATATTCTTAATGCAATTAAAACACATAGTCCCAATAGTCGTTTTTATCAAGCAAGCACCAGCGAAATGTTTGGCAATGCCACAACACCTACACAAAATGAAACTACCCCATTTACTCCTCGTAGTCCGTATGGGGTTAGTAAACTGTATAGTCACTGGATGACTGTGAACTTTCGAGAAAGTTATAGTCTCTATGCTTGCTCAGGAGTGTTATTCAATCACGAAAGTCCATTGCGTGGAAAAGAATTTGTTACACGCAAAGTTACAGATGCTGTTGCACGTATTAAATTAGGATTGCAGGAAACAATTACATTGGGTAATATCGACAGCCGCCGAGATTGGGGATTTGCCGGGGACTTTGTTGAAGCAATGTGGCTAATGTTACAGCAAGATGAAGCCAAAGATTATGTTATTGCCACTGGCGAACAACATACTATTCGAGAACTTTTAGATGTTGCGTTTAATTATGTTAATATTCCCAACTGGGAATCCAAAGTACTAACTGATCCACGATTTAAAAGACCTGCTGAATTATATAGTCTATGCGGGGACAGCACCAGGGCTCGAAGTCTATTGGACTGGAAACCAAAAACAACATTTAAACAAATGATTGAAGATATGGTTAATGCAGATCTACAGAGATACCAACCTAGGCAGTAATCTTTGAATAGGATGACCACTCGCAATTTCGTCTAGTGTCCATTCAGAATGTGCTATTATATTCAACCAACTACTACGATCCGGCATTGCCGGATTTTCTATTTCTGCTAGATTAAATGTTGAAACCAATGATGCCAGACTATCTGTGCCAACAAATGCAGGTACACCATTTATAATTGATTGTGGTCCAGGACCACTGCTCCAGTTAACAACTGCCCATGCGTTTTCTAATGATTGATTAAAATCAAAACAATCGTACGAATTGGCAATCTTATTTGGGGAAATAGCTGTTGGTATTATTTTTTGTCTTGGGTGAGATCTAATAACAATTGGGCGATCTGTGTATTTTTTTAAACGATTGCACACATCATTAACCCATGCTTGTGTATCCGGTAGCCCAGACCATTGTTGACTATCCTGACGTTGTAGCGCAATCACAATGTGATCGCCAGCAGTTCTCCAGGGTGCCAATGTTAATCCAAGATCTATTGCCCTTGATGCTATCAGATCAGTGAAATTATAACAAGATACTCCGGTACCATTTAGTCCAATTTTCCATGTGTTTCCTCGATCTAACATTCCAACTTCGGCAACAATTATAGGTTTGTTTTGATATGTTTTCCAAACTTCTCGATTACTTTGCATACGACCGGTCCATAACATCGACCATATTACAGCGGCATCTGCGTCATATTCGTTGTGAACTACCTGATGGCCAAGAGATTTAAGACCTTGTTCTATGGCCGCAAATACCGGTGCAGAGTTTAACGCACCAAAGTTATTAAATAGACTAAATTTCATTTTGTTAAATAGTTATATATGTATAAAATTAACTCACTCTGGTATTCTCCTGAACCACTTGATGGTTTCTTCAGCGAGCGTTTACAAAATGTTGTAGATGTACATTACCAACAACGTTACCGGTACTATGTGTATAATAATATTCCACAAAAACGTACAATGATTGATATTGGTGCTAACATTGGTATATTTGCCAGACCAAGTGCTGAACAGTTTGAACATGTGGTATGTTTTGAACCAGTGCTTAAAAATTTTGAAGTCCTGCAAAAAAATCTAGAAAATTATAACAATGTAGAATTGCATAACTTGGGTCTTGGCGATAGAGATCAAACAGCAATATTTGAATTACAAACTCTCAAGTGTGGGCATACCAAACAAGTGGCAGAGTTTGTGCCCAACCCAGAGTTTGAACAACACACTGGAGAGTTGACCACGCTGGATCGATTCAATTTTCAATCTGTGGACTGGATCAAGATTGATGTTGAGGGTTTTGAAAATGCAGTACTTGAAGGAAGTCGTGACACTATACGCCGCAACAGACCTTGGTTGTTAATTGAGGACAACGGCCAGCAAGATCAACACAGGCAATGGCTCAATGATTTATGCGGCCCGTATGAAGCCGCACCAGTTAAAAGTAAGAGCAATACAATATGGACTCCATTATGATACATTTACCGTATGAACGACAAGGTTTTAGTCAACATGCCGAGACTGGGATTATTGAATACATGTTAGCTGGAATATCTGACCCAAAAAAAACTTTTGTAGAGATTGGTTTTGGCGATGGAACACAAAATATGACTTTGGACTTGCTACATCAAGGGTATTGCGGCGTTGGCATAGACGGCTGGGACTGGAATTCATCAGTGACCGAAAGGTGGCCTGATCAGTTGATTAAAATACAGAAAATGATTTCTCCAGACAACGTAACTCAGTATATCCCCGAGCAGTACCAGCAACCAGACTTTTTTAGTTTAGATATTGACAGTTTTGATTATGAAGTAGCGTCAGCCCTATTGCAATCGGGATTTCGTCCAGCCACCGTGTGTTGCGAGATTAACAAGAACTTTGGTAACGACTGGGCTAGTTTTCCTTATGTTGAAAATCCAATAAAAAAAGTTACATACAATAGAAAGTTTCATTATGGCTGTTCACTGTCAAAGTACAAAGATTTGTGGTCACAATATGGTTATGAGTTTTTTACATTTGACACAAGGGCAGTAAATGCATTTTGGTTCCATCCAGACCAGGTCAATCTAGATTTAGATGTTCCTAGAAAGCAAACACTTGATGAGATAGATACCTCTATTATAAAACAACAAATTACTGACCATCAGTATTGGAACAATAAAGAAAACAAAATATACAAAACAATATGAAATACGCAGTACTAACAACATTTCATGCTGCCGGTTATGAAAAATATGCCAGCCGCATGATTGATACATTTTTACAAAACTGGCCTCAAGAAGTTGACCTATATGTTTACACAGAAGATTGCACTATTACACAATCTGCACCCAACTTATATGTGAGAGACCTGCATGCCGCAAGTCCAGAAATTGTAGCATTTAAACAGCGTTGGTGTAACGATCCACGAGCCAACGGTTTAGTTGCCACAGGTCCTGTAGATCACAAAGGCAAGGCCCCTGGCCTGGGATTTAGATGGGATGCAATTCGTTTTAGCCATAAAATTTATTCAGTGTGTCATGCCGCAAAAAATACCAATGCTGATGTATTGTTTTGGATGGATGCTGACATGGTATGTCATACTCCTATCACAATAGATTTTATCAACAAACAAGTTACAGCAGATGTCGGCCTGGCGTTTTTAGGTCGTGAAAAGAAATTTACAGAATGTGGATTGTATGCAATGAATTTAAAAAATTCAACCACACAAGAATGGCTTAAAGAATTCCAGTTGGCATACGACTCGGACCGAGTTATGTCAATGGCAGAATACAACGACTGCTGGGTGTTTGATGAAACACGCAAAGAAGTACAGGTAAAGTATCCAGAATGGAAACAACTAAATTGGTCTAAGGGATTGATCAAAGGCGAAGGGCACCCATTGATTAATACACCCTGGGGCGCATATCTTGACCATCTTAAAGGCAAACGTAAAGACTCGGGACGCAGTAATCTTAAAGATTTGGTACGTCCTAGAAGTGAATCTTATTGGTCGTCGTCAAACTCAGTTTGACTGTAGTGTTCTTTACTGTGTTTAGCTTTGTGATGAGTCAGATATGGACCGAGAACAGTATGTCTCATGGGTGTTTTATAAGGTTTAGCAAAGTCAGCACATAGATCAGTGCAGTCGGCCTTGGACAATTTGATTGCCGCCCCAAATACATCATTGTCATAGAATCGTCTGAGATCTTTATGGTCTCTTTTCTTATACCTACGAGTGTATTCTGATTTAAATAATTTAAATTTTGGATGATGCGTATTAACAGCAAAAACTCCAGTTTCGGGCACTAGCCAACTGCCTGTATTACCTTGTTTATCTTCGGTATATGATACTCCCAAATACAAAGATAAATGCGACGGATTAAGAATTTTATTCCAAAAATCCCACGGCATGGTACTTTCCGTAATCACATCTGCGTCAATCCATAATATCCACTGTTGGTCAGTATTATTCATAGCATGGATAAAACTATATGCCTTCTTTGAAAATCTTTTAACGCTTCTATGAAAGTCTTCTTTTTGTAATGCGTAATAGTCCTGATCTAATTGATCGAACTGTATTTGTTTAATTCTGTAATTATTAGAAAATGAAAAGTCCTCAACATAACAAGTGAGTTTATAATACGGATTCCAATGTTTCAACCAGGAATTAACACAGTCTTTACCAATTAAATCATAATATCGTTGATCAAAACTAGTAATAATTTCTATCATTTGTTAGCCCATCGTTTCATGTGTCTCCAGCAATGCCCAGATTTAAGTTCTGAATGGCTCCAGTGGAATTGACTTATGCGTTTTATCCACGACTCTCGGTCGTATATAATAGGATTTTCTATATTTGCCAGATTGATATTGGCAATTTCTTTGCACTGACTTCGGTCCGGATCAGTAACAAATACCGGAATGCCCTGTAATGCAGATGCAACTGCAGGACTACTATTATGATTAACCATGGCCCAACATCGACCAAGGTCATCTTCTAATCTTTCATTGGTGCTGAAATGAACATTAAGCAATGCTCTTCCTCTACAAAGTTTTAGTAGACGATCGCAGTATTTTTTTGCTCGTTTATCGCCAGGGTGGGCTCTTATACGAATACTTCTTTGTGTAAACTTTCTTAATGTTGTTATGACATTTAGTGCCCAATCAACCACATTCCACCCTGCCATACTCCAACCACCATCTCGTTGAAGGCAAAGCAAAATATGGTCTCCATTTTTTCGCCAGGGACTTAGTTCAACACCAATGGCTTGTTTTATAATCTCCCATCTAACTGGATCAGGTTCATGATCGCAATATTCGCCAGTGGTTGGAAAAACTCCATCGTAGCTATAACGCAACCAGTATCCAGGATTGGTAGTATTTTTATACAAAAACAAATTGCTATCTGCAATAACAGTCCTACCACCAATGGCTTTTTGACGATCGATGATTTCTTGTCTGAACGCCAGGTGCGCACCAGTTTTACCGTTTTCGTGAACCCAGCCTAGTATCATTGCAACATCAGCTGGTTCGTATTGCATAGTTTCAATCACCTGTCCTTCATCGCCAGCGTTAATTACTCCGTCGATAAAATATCTTAGTGTATTTGCCTTATTATTTTGTTTTTGCAAAGACTCAGGTGTAGGCTCTTGTTTCTTAGGCAAGGTTGAGAGATAACTTATAACCTTCATGTTGTTAAAATCCTATATGCAGTACCATTTCGTAACTCATCCACATGAAACTGTCCGTATGCAAGATGATGAGCCCAGGCATGAAGTTTATCTGTATCGGGGTAGTAAGGTGTTTCGATCTTACTCAGATCTGTGTTGCCAACCGGCGTTGCCGCATTTGATGGAGCCAACACAAATGCTGGAATTCCCTGCATGACTGCTTCTGTGGCTGCAACGCTGTTAAATGTTACTAATGCATGTACATCTCTTGACAAAATAGCAGATAATGGATTCAATTGTACACGGTCTATTCTTTTTGGCTCACGTTGTCTGATAATAATTGGCCGGTCTGTGTATTTTTTTAAAGTTTCCACAGTTTCAATGAGCCAGGTTTCTAAATCAATTCCATAAAACTTGCAAGGTTTTTCATCGGGGGCCGCAACAATTATTGTTTTTCCATGTCTTCTTGGACCCAGGTCAATTCGAAGTTTTTTCCATCTATCACCGGGCCTAGGAACTATTTCGTTGTGTTGAAGATCATTCTTTACAATTCTGTGCCAAAGCTTCCATCCTTGGGGATTCTGGTGCCCGGGTTGATTACCAAAGTAGCCACTGTCCATGTAATAGAATGTTTTATTATCTTCCCAGCAACTGCGCATAATTTTATGTTTTAAAATTCCACGCAGTACTACGGGTCTATCATCAACTAATACATCATAATAATAATCAAAGTCGTCGGAGTTGGTTATCTCCCCACCACAACCCGCGGCAAACATATTGATATATTCATCCTTGCCATTCTTGCTAAGAAATAACCACTTACCCATTATAGTGTCCTTTGTAAACAATACTCAGTGAGTATGCGTTCTCTGTGCCACTCGTTGCCTTGTGGTGTGTCAGCAAACTCGTGGAAGCATGGAGTGCCCAAGGTATAGTGCAAGAGCTTGGCCGCGGGGTTTGGCCCGTATTCATCGGGCAACCAATTCCATTCAGGTGGCAGTTCACCAAGGCGTTTATCATCAATCCAGGTAAATCGATGCAGTTCGGCTCCTGTGGCTTTTTGTATAAATTCTGGTGTTAGTTTACGATTAGGAAAGCTATTACAGTTCCATAAAATAACACTACTCCAATTTTTTCTAGGATAGTCTTCATTCTTTGAACCAAGGTATTTCTCAGACATTTTTGTTTTATAATCATGCTTGACTACCAATACATCCTTATAGGGGTTTTGTAATTCCCACAATTTAGTAATGTCGTCACGCACAACCATATCACCGTCTATAAAAATAGCCCATCCATTGAATTGCATCAAGTGCGGCACAAGAAATCTACTATAGATAAATTGATTGCTGCCATCTGTGTGTGTTTCTTTGTAGTCTTTAAATAGGTTTAATGCCAATGGAATAATCTGCACTGGTTGTGTTGCATGTCTAATAATACTATTAGAACAGGTATGAAATGCAATTGCTTCTCTAGGGTCATACCCTATAAAAATTGGAATCATTTTCTTTCAATATCCTCTTCAATGCAGTTCTCACCGTACTGAATTTCAATTAATTTTAATGGCTGATTTGTTTCGTTGCATAGCATGTGCCATTGTCCTTTGTCAATAAACACATATTCATGCAGACCATATGTGCCAACTAAATCGTGATCACTACCAGAGTCTAGTGTATAAACAGCGGCTTCACCTTCGGCAACAAACCAAAACTCCGCACGTTGGTCATGACGTTGCATGCTCAAACATGTCTTGGGCGTAACAGTTAGCTCTTTGAGTTTGGTGTTTGCACCCACTTCGTGTAACACACGATAGTATCCCCAGGCGCGGGTGGTCCGGGGTTTCTTCCAATCCTCAAGGATCCATGAACTAGAGTTCATTTTGTTTTCACCGCCTACCCCAAACGCAAATTCAACATCGTCAAATATCATTTCGGGAATGTTGTCTCGGGTGCGATCGCCACCATTGGCAAACACAATTTGTTCACCGGGGTAGCGTTGTTTGATCAACTGAATTGCATTGCAACTGGAGTTATCATCATCGTTGTAAACCACAACTTCGTCTACAATGCTTAACGCACCAATTAGTGCAAAACGTTCACTCATGGGCATAAAAGGCCTACCTTTTTTACGAGTAAGCCATGCGTCTGAGTTAAGTCCGACAATTAGTTTGTCACCTAATTGTTTTGCCGACTGAAAGTAAGCAAGGTGCCCGGAGTGTATGGGATCAAACCCACCTGTAACAAGTACGATTTTCATAGAAATATTTATCTACGTATATTATGGTAAATATAATATGGACCACTTTTATCAAGGCATAGACGGATTTATGAGCGTTAGAAACACAGTCATGCTTGACCTTGTGTTAGAACAATTCCCTAAAAACGGCACCTGGGTTGAGCTAGGATCTTGGACAGGGCGTAGTGCGGCATATTGCGTGGTTGAGTTAATCAATCAAGACAAGTTAGGTGAATTTTATTGTGTAGACAGTTGGAAAGGTGAGTCTGATATAGCATACGATCAAGGTGTAGTGCAGAACATGGAAAATATTTTCCGTAAAAATATCGAACCAGTGATAGATTCAATCACTATGTTGACCATGATGAGTTGGAACGCAGCCAACCAATTTCAAGATCAATCTGTAGACTTTTGTTACGTGGATGCTGGCCACAGCTATGAAGCAGTAACAAAAGATCTCACTGCCTGGTGGCCAAAAATGCGCCCAGGTTCTATGTTTGCCGGTGATGACTACACAAAAGGTTACCCAGGAGTTCAACAGGCCGTTTGGGATTTTTTTGGACCAATGAATATAAAAGTACACAGATCAGGCCGTTGTTGGTTGGTTACAAAACCAACAGCTGATAACAATTTACTTTAAATAAAGAATGAAACAAGACTGGTTAGAGTTTTACCGAAAAAATTATTACAATTTATTAAATCCACGTGTTAGCGCAATAAAGCGAGGGTTAGTTGATGGACTATATCAACGAGCACACGGATTCAACATTATGTTTGCTGAACTAGTAAATCGTAGTCAAGATCAGTACCACATAATTGAAACTGGCACTCTACGAAATCCGGGCAACTGGAAAGACGGTCAGAGTGCAAAATTATTCACTGAATTTGTAGATATGCACAACGGGTCCGTGAGGTCAGTGGATATTGACCCGGGTGCCTGTGCCTCAGCATCAACAGCAATACTGTCAAAAAATTTCAAAGTCACATGCAGTGACAGCGTAACTTGGTTGAGCGAACAGTCTGATTTATCCATGGTTGATTTGTTTTACTTAGATTCGTGGGACGTCAAGTGGGAAAATGATAAGGACAGCGCCGAGCACCATTTAAACGAATTTAAAGTAATCGAATCTTACTTAAAATCAGGATGCATTGTGGCAATAGATGACAACAGCAGATTCAAAAACACAAATCTAAGAACTGGCAAAGGTCGTAGAATTGTTGAATATCTTGAATCAAAAGGTAAACATCCTGTGTACGATGAATATCAAATAATTTATAAGTTTTAAAATGGTCATTGACACCTTATTGTTTAACAACGAATTTGACATGCTAGACATACATCTAGCAATTACCGACCACTATGTAGATCGCTGGATAGTTTTAGAAGCAAGTAGAACATTTAGTGGTATTGAAAAGCCCTATTACTTGACTGACAATTTAAAAAAGTACAATGACAAATACTCAGACAGAATACAAGTAATTCGATTACCACTAACTGCTGATCAGACTAACCTGATTTGCGAAACGGCAATGAGACAGGGATTTAAAACTGCACTTGGCAGTTGCAATTCAGATGATATTGTTATTCACGGAGATCTCGACGAGGTCATTGATCCAACCAAGTGGAGTAAAATTGTTAATCAAATGGATCAACATAATAGGCCAGTAAGTTGTGGATTTGATATGTATATGTACCGAGTTGACCAACGTGCAGATCGTGGATGGAAAGGTAGTGTGGTTGCCAGGCGTGGTATGTTTGAAACACCGCATGACTTGTACAAAGGCAATCTAGCAGTAGTTAAAAGAAAAAACCGTAGTCATTGTGTTGGTCTAGATGAATCAGTTGGCTGGCACTGGACCTGGATGGGCAGTGATGATCTAATAAAAAATAAAGTGGTTAGTTGTATAGAAAGTCAACACAGAGATCCTGAGCAAGTATTGCATGCTTTTAAACAGTTAGACACAATATCAGCTATCAATCATAAGTGTACTACCCATGTTGTCTCAACTGTGTATCCTGCACTGGTACAACAGGTATTACAACAATATCCACACTTTTGGCATAACCCACCTTTATGACCACAATTGACTGCGCATGTTTGATACATGGAGACAAATATAACTGGTCCTATGTTGATACTTTATATCATATGATTTGTAGAAACGTCAGCATGGACGTGCGATTTCATGTTTACACAGAAGCTTTTCGTGGTGTACCGCCACCTTTTATCAAACACGAATTAATAGATTGGCCAGGAGTTTCTGGACCTAGACAAAGTTGGTGGTACAAGTTACAACTTTTTAACCCAGAACATTTTCAGGGCAGAATGTTGTACTTAGATCTTGACACGGTTATATTTGAAAACATAGACTGTTTATGGAGCGATAGTAGCAAGTATTTTTGGACAATTAAAGATTTTAAATACCTGTGGCGAGATTGGGCAGGAATTAACTCAAGTTTAATGCTTTGGGACACAGTTAAATTTAGCTATATCTGGGATGACTTTTTAAAGCAAAATCTGGCAGACTTAATAAGAAAATATCCAGGTGATCAGGACTATTTGTCAGCAACATTAAACCCAAAGGATATACGGTTCTTTGACAGTAATTTAATCAAAAGCTGGCGTTGGCAATTACTGGACGGAGGTCTTGACTTTAAAACAAGAAAATATCGTCGTCCTGGTGCAGGCACATTATTAGATCCCACAACACGTATTGCTATTTTTCACGGAAATCCCAAACCTCACGAAATTACCGATCCGGTTGTGCAGAAGTTTTGGATCCGGTATAAATAACTGCAATAGGAGATAACACAATGGCTACACGCACATTTAAATTTTATGGTAACGCATTCACTACAGTTGGACCTGTAATAGTAAGGTTAAATTTTAACAATCAAGCAGTATTTACAGGCGCAGTATCTGCATCAGCCGGGGCAACTCCTGGGACTAACAACGACGGCCTATCGGAACTGTTTACATTTGAAGCAGACACTTCTGTATATGGTGAAATTCCGTTGACTTTAACTGTGACCGGTGGTGATTTATTCTGGGGCAAAATTACCGCTAATTACGGTGGCGACGTATACACAGTAGATCCAAGTCGTTTGCCAGACAAAAACAATCCTGACTCTATTCCTGCTGGACCAATTTTTAGTGCTGACGATCCAGGAAGAACCTTTGTAATGGCATCTGTGGATAATTTTGTGACTGTGGATAATTTTGTTACTGGTGGCGATGGAAGAGAAAACGTTCAGATTAACGGAGTAACGGTTCCTGATAAAAATCCAACCGACCCTGCACAAGTTGGTAGATGGCAATATTTAATTACTAACGAAAGCACATTGACTTGCACACAGAAAGTTAACAGGGCACTACCTGTTGAATAAACGCTTAAAAATTAAGCAGTTTTCTTATCAAACCCTACTAGTAGTAGGGTTTTTCTTTTGTTGCACAAAAACAACATCCAAAAACTGCTTAAAAAATAGGCAAAAAATCCTGGTTGACCATTAAATAGGTTTTTGCTATAATTATAGAATAATAAGTAGCAAGGAATACAAGTTTTGTATTGTTTGCAACAAGATCAACTAATAGTTGACCGGTAATTCACAGTTTGCTATAATATAGCATAAGTTAACAAAACAGGAGCCTGATCAATGACGCAAGTACTCGTTCGTAGCGGTAACTATCGCAAACAAACTGTTCGTGGTGTTACTTTTACACTAGTTAAAGACTACACACAAGGTGCTCGAGGCGGCTTTGTAACAGTAGAAAGCAATGGCTACTTTGGCGCAGAACACGATGTGGTACGCATCAAAGTTGATGGTATTCAAGATATTGAAATTGTTGGAGATAATATGCCCAGTGTAAAAGAAAACAAGGTAGTGGAATTTAAACATACTGCTCCGGTGGAAACCGACGAGCAAGCAATGGACCGTATTCGTGAGAGATTTGACATCCTGCACGACATGACCAAAGCCTGTGTCAGTGGTGACATCCGTGCTATGATTGTGAGCGGTCCTCCAGGTGTGGGCAAGAGCTTTGGCGTGGAGCAAGAGATTGACAAGGCCTGCTTGTTTGACAAGCTTGCTAGTAAACGACTCCGTGCAGAGGTAGTCAAGGGAAGTGCCACACCAATTGGACTATATCAAGTCTTGTACAAGTTTTCTGACGCCAACTCTGTGGTGGTGTTTGATGACTGCGACAGCATCTTGTTAGATGACGTTGCCCTTAACTTGCTCAAGGGTGCCTTGGACTCCAGCAAGAAACGTGTTATCTCCTGGTTGTCAGAATCCAGTGCTCTGCGCCGTGAAGGTATCCCAGACCGTTTTGAGTTTAAAGGTAGTGTTATCTTTATTACAAATTTAAAATTTGACCAAATGAAGTCGCAAAAATTGCGGGATCACCTGGATGCGTTGCAGTCACGTTGTCACTACCTGGACTTGACCCTGGACACCATGCGTGACAAGTTGTTGCGCATCAAACAGATTGCCAAAGATGGCGTGTTGTTTGCAGACTACGACTTTAACGAGTATGCACAAGACGACATTATTGAGTTCATGCATGTCAACAAAGATCGTTTGCGTGAGGTATCCTTGCGTATGGCGCTCAAGATTGCAGACCTGCGCAAGAGCTTTCCTAATAACTGGAAGCGCATGAGTGAGACAACATGTATGAAGAGTGCCTAATTAGCAGTTAAAGTTACCGGATCATCATTTTAGTCTAGCTCCTAGATGATCCGTTTAAGGGGTACTTTAGGGTACCTCTTTTTTTATTTGTGGTAAGGAGTGCCGTAAATACAAGATCCTATGAATATCACGTTTGAAAAACATCCTAAAGTATGGCGACACCCAAATTGGGGTAGACTACAGCTACGACTATTTGCCGAGGAGTGCAAAATTCGTAGGGAAAAAAACATCGAGGACTATATCATTAACAATGGTATCATCAAAGTTCATGTGCTCAAAGATAACAAAATATTAGATAAGTTTTTTGATAAACACAATATTCAACTGGTGGCACCCAATGATGCTGAACTAGTTGTAATCACCGATCAACGATTTAGCAGGCTCACAGTAAAAAATATGATTACAGAACTAAATTTGTTATTGGATTTATGTCCTAGGATTTACTTTTGTTTGAATCGTTATTATTTAAATGCCGCAGAAACATTTGTTGATCATAATTTACCTGAACACTTTGATACAGCTATTGTCAAATGGTTAGAAAAGAATCTCAATGATACTGTTGTATTAAACCGTAGCGAAATATTTGTCGAAGACGGCAGTTGTTTTACCTGGGTAGTACCATCATGTGAGTTATTGTTATGTCGAAAGTAATTGGAAAATATGCAGACGCAGTTCTAAGAACAGACTTTAGAACCAGTTACACAAGATGGAAATTTAGCAAACCCAAGCATAACTATTTTGTAAGAAACCGACATTCAAAAGAAATCATACTTGACAACTACGACAAGTATATTATTGAACATCTTAATCCAGGTAAAACTGTTACCTATGATGGTGCTGGATATTATCTTGACCCTGCAATTGACAATTTAACAGTAATTGAACTAGTACCTTTGGTACTGTCCTGGTACCCAAAGGCTGTCATTGACACAGGAGAAGATTCTGTTAAACATTTGTACAACCAAGCTGACAATTTTATTGTTAACAACACTATTAGATTAAGGTGGAAAACATTTGATGAGTACACAGAGTATTGGCAATTTCAAACCAGGTTCTTAAAGACAGGCACACAAATATTTTTCTCTTTTAGAGATATCTTTATTTTCCATAATCGATTAAAGTACAATTTTAGCTTGTTACTGCAAGCATGGTTGTTAAGCATGGAACAACACGGATTTAAGTTGTTGCGAGTTAACTATGACATAATCAATATAAATGACACTCTTGTTGATTATACTTGGCTACCCGAAGTTGATGATATGATCAATGGCAATGTTAAAATACATTGGCAATACCAACCGTGAACATTGTTTGTTATACAGGCGGAACCTGCGGTCATGTGTTAGCGGCCATAATAGATTCCACCAACTGCGAATTATCAAAAACAGCAGTTAGGATGCCTGCAGAAAGATGTCGACTAAATAAACCTCACACCTTTTTAAATGATTTAGAAAAAACTCAGTATGTACAAAACATTAGTTTAGTGTATAATAGCTTACCCAGTCATGATTTAACCTATCATGTTAGTGCAGGTCAAGATTTTATTACTGTTACTGTAAATAAGTTTGACACAGCATTGTGGGCCGCAGAAAGATTCAAACAGTTACACAGACCAAATGTGTGGGAAGAGATGCAACAGTTCTGCGGTGCCAATGACGTTGCAGGATATGCAAAAACATTGATAGACTACTCTAATATGGTAAAGACACATACAAAAAAGATTGTTACACTTGAACGCATACTATCAGGGTATGCTGTTGAGGATCTTGCTAACTATGTAGAATCACCTGAACTGGATAATAACTTTTACCAAGAATGGCTGAAACTACAAAATTATGCAGGCTAAATTAATAATCAGAGACGAAGTAAATTTAAAGATTGAAGGACTTGATTTAACTGCTAGGCGTGCCTTAGTAAACAAATTTAAGTACGATGTTCCTTATGCACGATATCTTCCGGCGGTAAGACTGGGCAGATGGGATGGTAAGGTCAGCTTCTTCCAACTAGGCGGCAGTACCTATGTAAATCTACTGCCAGAGATCATTCCCATCCTAGAAGACTACAACTACGACATTGACGTAGAGGATTTGCGAGAATATCGTACCACCTTTGATTTTACGCTAGTCAAGGAAGATACATTTGCTGAAACAAATTGGCCCAAGAATCATCTGATGGAAGGCCAACCAATTATGTTGCGTGACTATCAGGTAGAGATAGTCAACAACTTTTTACAAAACCCACAATGCATACAAGAAGTAGCCACAGGCGCAGGCAAGACAATTATGACTGCGGCTATGAGTTATAGCATACAACAATACGGACGTAGCATTGTTATTGTTCCCAACAAAGACCTAGTGAGACAAACAGAAAAAGATTACATTAATCTTGGACTCGACGTTGGCGTGTATTTTGGTGACAGAAAAGAGTATAATAAAACACATACAATCTGTACCTGGCAGAGTCTCAACAACATGATGAAGAACACAAAGTCAGGTGAAGCTGAGGTCAGTATCGGGGACTTTATCGAAGGCGTTGTATGTGTTATTGTAGATGAAGTACACATGGCCAAAGCAGATGCGTTAAAAACTTTGCTGACCAGCGTGATGTCTGAAGTGCCGATTCGTTGGGGATTAACTGGTACTGTGCCAAAAGAACAGTTTGAATTTGAAGCATTGCATGTTAGCTTAGGACCGGTTATTAGCAAGTTAGCCGCTAGTGAATTACAAGACAGGGGTGTACTAGCACAATGCCATGTGAACATTGTACAGCTAGTTGATCATGTTGAGTACAGCAACTACCAAAGTGAGCTAAAATACTTACTAGAAGAATCAGGAAGACTGGATACAATTGCTAGCTTAATTAAACAGGTGAACGAAACTGGTAACACCTTGGTTCTTGTTGATAGGATTAGTGCAGGACAAGCACTGGCCCTGCGTCTTGGAGACAAGGCAGTATTTGTTTCGGGTGCAACCAAAGGCACAGAAAGACAAGAACACTATGATGAAATTGCAGAATCAACAGGTAAAATTATTGTTGCCACTTACGGTGTGGCAGCAGTTGGGATTAACATACCGAGAATTTTTAACTTGGTGTTGATCGAACCAGGCAAAAGCTTTGTCAGGGTTATTCAATCTATTGGTAGGGGCATTAGAAAAGCAGAAGATAAAGACCATGTTCAAATTTGGGATATAACTAGTACCTGCAAATTTGCAAAACGGCACATGACCAAACGAAAACAGTTTTACAAAGAAGCCAACTACCCATTCTCAGCTGAAAAATTAGAATGGATGACCATCAAGTAACCGTTGACTTTCTGCAATAATACTGTATAATACATACTATGAGAATACTAACACTAGATAATACCTGCTATGATTTAGATACATTGCCCGACGAAGTTGACGACATGCGTTTTGCAATACTTGATAACAGTGACCCATCAAACCCAGACTATCATTACATTCCGTTAATTTTTTTGGAAAGTTTTAATAGCCCAGCACTGGTATTACGTATTGGTGAAAATCAAATTCGTATGCCAGTTGATTGGCAAATCTTAATCGGGGAACCCGACGTGGGAGACCTTGAAGTACTGCCGTTGACGTCTATCAATGATCGAGGATTTAAAGCTTTCCAATTTAATCCTCTAACCAGTTTCAGACCCAGTTTTCCTGAGATTGAAATAATTGATGTTTATCATGAAGTTGCCTGGTATGCGCCTAAACTTAAAAATGGGCAAATGCTAGCAGTTCCTATTCAGGATGGGGACAATCCTGAGTGTGTATATTTTGTCAAAGATATTAGTCGCAACTGTGAAATTGTTGACTACAATAAGGCTTGGTAAATGAAACTGTTGATATTACAATTATTGACAAGTTTAACTGCAACCGGAATGATTACATTCACAGTTACTCACATGCACCAAGACTACTTTCACTTAGAAGCAATACTATGGGCAATACACTGGATAACAGCTTGGCCAATTGCTTTTGTAACCATTCGGTGGATTTCTCCAGTATACCAAAAATTTATTAATAGGTTTTATTAAATGGAACAATACAAAGACGATGCTGACCGACCTCGAGTGCCGGTTATTCTAAAAAAAGAAATTAACCCCCTTGACACTCGGATCACAGAACTAGAAGAAAAACTCAAACAACAGGCCAACGAAATTGAACGTATTCATCGAGAGCATGGCCGTATGAAAAACCATATTAATATATTGTCAAAGGCAATTGGTAATGTCAGATAAACTAAACATCAGTAACGAAATGCGCCAGCTTGATACCAAGAATCGTAATTTCTATGATAGTTTAACTCCGGAAGAATTAAAAAAGTTCAGTAACTATCTTATGATACGTTGGGGTAGTAGTGTTGAGGATAGTAGTGAAATACAAGCATACTATGTGCGTAGTTGTAATCATTACTTGAACAAACATTTTTTTGCTATAAACAAACATCCTAAACTTCAGTGGTTGTGTGCTACTGCTATTAGTCCTGACCTAGGAACACCACGACATCCCTGGATTGGTCTAAAGAAAAAAGAACCTGGTGCTGGCAGTATTAAGAAGCAGTTGGCAGAACTATATCCAACCAAAAAAATGGACGAGATAGAATTGCTTAGTAAGTTAATCACCAAAAAAGAACTAGATGAATACGTTAAAGATCACGGTCAGGAAAAATGACATACCAGTGCCAGTATTGTAAAAAAGACTTTTCTAGAGAAAATAGTTTAGCAGTACACGTCTGTGAACAAAAGAAGCGCAGACAAGATCAGAATGAACGCGGAGTCCAGCTTGGGTTCCAAGCATATTTAAAATTCTATGAAGTCACACAAGGGTCGGCCAAATTAAAAACATTTGATGACTTTGCCAACAGTTCGTATTATCGAGCATTTGCCAAGTTTGGTAGATACTGTGTGGATATTCGAGCAATTAATCCAGCTAGGTTTACTGAATGGGTGGTCAAACAAAATAAAAAACTTGATTATTGGTGTAAAGATACTATCTACACAGAGTATCTGTTGTGGTATCTTAAAATTGAGTCCGTCAATGATGCTTTGGCCAGGTCCATTGAACATAGTATTGACTGGGAAGAGAAGAATGGTCATGCATCAAAGGATTATCTTAGATACGGTAACATCAATATAATCTGTCATGCAATTACCACTGGCAAGATTAGTCCTTGGATAATTTACAACTGTGACAGTGGCCAGGAGTTCCTAAACAGCTTAGATGAAAATCAAATTGCAATGATATGGCCATACATTGACGCAGATGTTTGGCAACAAAAATTTAAAGATTACATGGCAGATCAAGAGTATGCTAAGGATATTTTAGCAAAGGCAGGATGGTAATGAGCGCAGATATTGATATTGATTTTGCTGACAGAGAAACAGTATTAAAATTAATACAGCATATTCCTGCACGACAGTCAATTAATGAACAAGTGCGTCGACACAACAGTGGTGTTTACGTTACTGATATTCCATTTGATCCAGTGAATCAGTGTGCGGCTATAAACTACGAAGAAGCCGAACAACGTGGATATTTTAAGATAGACTTTTTAAACATGAGCGTTTATCAGTTGGTTAAAAATCCTGAACACTATGATCAAATGATCAAAACCACACCCACATGGACAAGACTATGGACAGATAACGCCTGGGCTTCTCGGTTGGTACACGTTGGAAACTATACAGAATTGTTAAAGTCAATGCAACCAGATTCAATAACTAGGATGGCTGCGTTTATCAGTATTATTAGGCCAGGAAAAGCACACTTACAAAATAAAGATTGGAACACCGTCTTTGCTGATGTTTGGAACGGTGATGATAGTCGTGGATATACATTTAAAAAATCACATGCAATTAGCTATGCTGTGTTAGTGGCCCTGCACATGAATTTGTTAAACGAAGCAGATCAATTTGAAAAAATTAGTCAATCTTCCTGACTAATGTAATTGATTTACGTTTACTTTTTCGTCGAGAGATGTCACTTAAACTGCAAACAGGTCCGTGTAATATTTCAAGGTCTTTGTTGGCAAAAGTTCTTAAATATGGCTTAAATGGAGCCCACTCTGCTTTTAAGTATATGTTTATAGGTATACTATGGTTACTTTCCCACCACCAATCATTGGCCAGCTCAATAAACAGCTTTTTTAGTTCAGGGTCAGAAACATCACCAAAGTCGTAGATTGTTGTAATTGCGTCATCTTGATTTTGTATAATTCCTACGTATTCTATCCCTGCATATAAACACAGAGTTATAAACGGATACTTTTTAGTCAATTTTGTAAAGATATTATCACCCATAAATATTAGTTGGAGATCCAAATGTATTCAACCACTGCCTATTTATATCAGCAAATCCAACAGGTAATTCTGATTGACACGTCAGGCATTGGCTCAACTTTTGATAGAAGGTGGCAACCAGTGTACGCAAAAGACTTA